AGTTTATTTTATTCTATTTTAATTTTATTCTTTTTTTGTTTTATTCTATTTTTATTGTTTATATACTTAATTTGGCCATTATTAATTTTTGATTGCTTAAAACTTTTTCTATTTGTTTGTTTAAAAAATCTAACTTAATATTTAGATTTAAATTAAATTCATGATTATTTTCGTTAGTTATAAATTTTTTTAGTGAAGTATTTTCTGTTGTAGTCGATAAACCATTTATTAAATCTTCTATGTTTAATATTTTAGTTTTATTAGTAGCAATATTTTCATGTTCTTTTTCTAACATATTTACATTTTCTTCAATAGTTAAAGTTAGCGGTGTATCAAATTTATTTAGATCTACTACTTCTAATTTATTTGGATTTGGATTTATAATTGGATTAATAATTGAAATTGGATTAATAAGAGGAACATCATTATTTCTTTCTTTTTGTATTCTTTCAAGAAGTTCATTCATACTATTGTTTTCTAAAGGCGTATCTTTTGTTTCACTAAAATCAATTGCTTCAGGAACTTTTTTAGTAATTAAATTAGTAAAAGATACTTTTTTCTCCAATAACTCTTTTTCAAATTCTTCTGATTTCTCATTTTTGAAAATATCTTTTATGTCTAGTGGTGTTAATAATGACTTCTTAAAATTATTAATATCTAACATAATATTTTGTAAAATGATTTTATTTAATTGCATAACAATATTTTTAGACTCGCCAGTTTTATAATTAGTAATAAAAATTTCTTTATTTTCGTTAAATGTTTTTGTTATATTATTTTCAAAAATAGCCTTTACATTTGAAAACTTTGACTCTGGAATATTAACAAATGCTTTATTATTAGACAATATATTCCATAAAAGTTCTTTATTTTGTTCGCTTAATAATATATTAGACATAATTCTATATTATACTATTTATAGACATTAGTTTTAACTTACTTTAAACCTTAAATAATTATTTTAACTTTAAATAATTAAAATAATTTACAATGTGTCTTTTTTAAATCACAAGTCACAAAAATATATAAAGTTAATATTGTCAATGTTAATAGCGATGTACTAATTATAATATTTGCAATAATAAATTTTATTGATGTTATATTAGTTTCTTCATTAGTCACTTCTAGTAACTCTCTTGGTTCTTGCATTAAAGATTTCCTACATACAATACAAGTATTATTTTTTGTTAACCATTGACTATAACATTTACTATGAACATAATAAACTCCGCAATGAGTTATTGCTTTTAAATTATTAGACTCTTCCAAGCATATTAAACAACTTTGCATTCTTAATATATAAACATAAAAATATAAACATATTTTATATTTATATTATAAATCAATTTTTTATATTATCATATATTAGTTAAATATGTTTGTTTTATTATTACTTATTCAAACATTATTTTCATATATTGTGCCAACATACAATCCAAAAACACAAGTTCATTTACATTTAGAAAAATTTAACAATGAATTGAATTTGTATCATATTGGAATTAGTTTTAAAAACGAAGATATTGTTTTAAGATATGATTACAGACCATTTTGCGACCCAACAAAATGCGAATATAAAACAATTAATAATATTGGAGTTTCTAGTATTGGAGTTTCTAGTACAAGCGTTATAAATAAAGAAGTAAGATTAATTGATAAAATATACAAATTTTATATTCCTGAAACTTTACCCAATAAAACCATATATTGGGGTGAAACTAGCAAAACATTGGACGAAGTTGTTGAATTTGAAAAAACTCTGCAAAAAAAATACATATTAGGTATTAATGATTGTCGCCATTATGTTAATCGTTTTTCAAGATGGGCACTAAATAAACGCACTCCTATTTGGAAATTAGATAAATTATGGAACGTAAGTACAACGTCTTTTTAATTAGTTATTATTTTTCAAAATAAGTAGACAATGTTGTTCGAATTAGTCGCTTTGGTGGAGGTTCGCCATTTATATATGCGTTTATATACCTATTAAAAGTAATAAAATTTAAAAATATAAGAATAAACACAACTACTATAAATAATATATTAAAATTTTTGTTTTTAACAAACCCCATATATAGTATAAAATTATAATTATTATTATATAATTATAATTATTATTATATAATTATAATTATAATTATATATAGTAATCTACTTTTTACTTATTCCTAAAAAACTTCTTCCAATTTTGCTTGTAACAAACATTCCTAGACCAGAAGCTATTTGTATATAAAACATATTACTTTTCTTAGTACAGCAAAGTAAATAACCAGATAAAATAACAAAGATTAAAAAAAACATCCAAAACAAACGAGTATAAAAATCCATATTTTATATAGTATAATATTAATCATTAAATTGTGAACCCAATTTTATATTTGCTTCATTATAATATTTTTTCCTATATTCTCTCATTGTTTCATCTTTAATACGTGTAGTTTTAAAATAATTATACGTTTTATTTTCTTGTAATAATTCTATTATAAAATATAATGTATACATCCCACATTGTCCATCTCCAAATTGATGTGTAAAACCTTCATTATTATCGGCAATTAATTTGATATTTAAATTATGTGCTTGATTTACTATTCTGTCAATTAAAACTTTAATTTGTTTTGGTGTTTTAGCCCCATTACTATCAAAGTAAAAAATAAATTTTTTAGTCAAGTCTAAAAATAATGCAATCCAATGTTGTCCTGGTTTATTATGTGGATCAGTATTAAATATTACGCCTATTTTACTAATTTTATTTCTTATGTGTTCCTCTAAATTGAAATTACATAATTGCTCCCATACACAAGTTGAAAATAATTCTTTTGAGTCAAAATCTATTGGCGATGGTCCAATAAATTTGAAATTACTATTTGATTTTTCATATTGTTTCATTATTTTTATTATATCCACACTAGATAACCAAGTATTTGGTTTGCTAGACCATGTATCAGGAGAGAAAGGTTTAAATATTTCTTTTATTAATAATTCACTATTATTTACTTTATTTAATGGAGTATTTTTTAACCAGCATAATTCATCATAACATTGTTTATCTAATTTATTTTTAAAATATTCCCATATTTCTTTGCTATTATTTGTTACTATTTTATCACTATTATTTGCATTCCATACATCTTTAAATAATTGTAAATTGCTCCTCGAATAGCAAGTATAATCTTTTAATTCTTGGTCTATATTTTTGGTTTGGTATGGTGAACATTTAAGTTTATTAAATCTACGAGTTTTTCTTTGTTTATGTTTATATAAACGCATTTTTATTGGTGATTTTTTATATGTTTTTGGTAATAATTTTTTTGTTCTTATAAATTTTTTATTTATATTGTTTTTAACATTAATCATATTAATTATAATGTTACTAATTAATATATAATTATAAAAAAATTATTCCCTTTTTTGTGGAAGTATTTTTTTATTATATTTATTTGATTTTCTCACAACAAACAAATCTAAATTTGATATTTTTTTTGAAGTATCAGTTGGGCACATACAATTAATTGTTTCTGTAGTTATATTAAAATCACCGACGGTTTGATTTGTTAAACTATTATTTGAATACTCTTTTAATTCATCTTTTATTATATTTTTCATTTTTTTTTCTTTTAAATGTAGTATTAAGTTCAATACATATAATAAATAATACATTTTATATTTTTCACCTATATTTGTGTTATTATTTGTATTATTTGTATTATTTGTATTATTAACTAATAATTTTTCTAAAGTAGAAGTATTATATTTTAAAATTTGCTCTTTATATACATTAATATTGTCTTCTAAATTATCAAAAATTTCTTTTAATAAACTATTATTACTTAATAAATTTTCTAGTTTGTTTGTTTTTGCATATTGAACTTGATTTGTTAAATATAATAAGTCTACGTTATTTATAAATGACTCAATAGGTTTTAGTTCTTTTACTTCTTTTACTTCTTTAACTTCTTTAACTTCTTTAACTTCTTTAACTTCTTTAACTTCTTTAACTTCTTTAACTTCTTTTACTTCTTTTACTTCTTTAACTTCTTTTACTTCTTTTACTTCTTTAACTTCTTTAACTTCATTTACTTCTTTAACTTCTTTTACTTCTTTTACTTCTTTTTGCTCTAAATCAATACTAATTATATTCATTTGTTTTGATTTCTTATTTTTATTATTTTGTTTCATAATTACGTATTATAATAAACTTTATTTTAAATCTTTTAATTGAACTCGTGTTGAGTTATAAAATATTTCATTGCCAATTGTATTTGATATATTTGGATTAAAATCATTAAAACTTTCTTCTTTAAATAATAAATGTTCGTCTAAATTAGAAGCGTGTGTTAAAAAATTAATATTATTTTCATATAAATCGCTGGAACTATTTGGAAGATAGGCAACTTGATCTGCTTTTTGTAGAGCAAAAAATTGGTTTCTTAAAGTAGATTCTTTATCAACATTTGTTGCAAAACCACAAAAATGTGGCTTTCTAGTTCCTGGAAAAAATGTACTATTTACATCATATACTGGGTTAGTATTTATAGCCACTGTTGATTCAATCTTATGATTATATGTAGGCATTAAAGTATATTTTGTATTTACTGGTCTAAATGAAAAATTCATTCCTAAATTATTTGATGGAAAATTTCTATTTGCTATTGAATTATTCATAGTATTATGTGCCTCAAAATTATGTAAAGTTACATTATACAAATCATCACTTGTTGCCATTATATATTATAAATACTATATAAATTTATTATATAATTTATTTAAACAATTTGCGTAATAATTTGATTCTTAAAAAAAAATATTAATTATATTTAAATACACTAATGTTATTTTTCTTATAAATATTTTTTAACGCTTGTATTCTTTAATAATATCAAAATTATTAAAGTTTTGTCTATTTTTCTTATTATTACTCATTACATTACGTTTATTTTCATATTGTTTCTTCTTAAAATAATGAATTTTATTTTTTTCTTGTGTTTTTAAATAATTTAAAGCAAACATATTTGACATAGCATTGCTATTAGTTGTTACTAAACTCATTAGAATTACTGCAGTAGTCATCATTAATAATGCTAAATAATTTATAAAAAAATAAATCAATTTTTTTTATAAATTATTACTAGTTGTTATTAATAGCCTTGAGCACTAAACCGACGTATTGAAACATGACTTACACCATGTCGTCTCTCTAGATTTGTATTTATATAAGATTGATATTTCCAAGCATCTTGTACTGCTAATTCTTGTAATTGTGAAATAGGTGTTTGTAATTTATTTAATGTATTTCGACTAAAGTTATGAATATTATTATTTAAATGAGAATACAACTTTTCACGAACATCTGTGTTATCTTTAATAATATAAACTAATTTTTCTTGCATAGTTGGATAGTCAGATAAATTAACTAATAATTGTTTAATATCATGACCTGAATAATAAGTAAAATTGTTAGCAACAGCATTATCAAAAACATGAGGAAGAATTTCTTCATAGCATCTTTCTAAACATTTCCAATTATTACCTTTATAATTAGATAAAGACTCAAAAAAGTCTGTTAAATAGTCGTCATTACTTATAATAGTTTGAACTAAATCATCATAAGTATCCCAACTTTGTGTATAGCACAATTTAATTAATTGTTTTTGTATATTATAATTAATGCCTCGTCCTTGACGACGAGATTTATTAATATGTTTCATATTATTATTTTTTTTACCCGTTTTTTTACGTCTAAGTGTTTTTTTTACCATATATATAATAATATAATATAATATATAATAATATATAATAATATATAATAATATATAATAATATATAATATTATATTATTATTGAGTGCCAAGACTTGTAGCATCATTATCAAACCATGTCATTTTAATAGTTGTAATATTGGCTTTAATAATATTATATGATGTACTCATAGCATATAAACTCATTAATTTATAATATTCTTGATTTTGAATCCAACTAATAACTTCATAATAATTACTATAACGATGTGATATATTTATAATGCTAGGTATAAAATTATGAATTTCTTTAAGTCCAATAGTTTCAAATTCTTTCCAAAACACACTTTTCCCAAATAA